AAGTTTTTTCTTAATAGTCCTCTTTAACGAAAGAAGGTGATCTAAGTTGTCTTTATCAAGATTTGATGCTGAATTTCTTGGTTTTGGTATTAAAAAATACTCAAAACAATCCAAGTCATCTACGATGATGTCTATCCATCCCGCCATTTCATCAATAGGTAATCCAGATGCGAAGTGAAATATCGCATGTTTGTCTCCAAACATGTATTTAACTTCCTTAGAACTCATTTGATCAGCAATTGATCCTCCAATTTCGTTTGTTTTCTCTTCCGAGTTTTCTACGGTGTTGTCGTAATATACAAAAAGTAAGTAATTCATATGTGTGTTTTAAATTGTTTTACAAATATAGTGTTAAAATTGGGACTTTCGTTATTTTTATTCAATTCTTTTAAGAGATATTTTGAAGTAGTCTTCGGATATTTCAGATCCCAAAAAGTTTCTATCCGTTTGGATTGCTGCTTTTGCTGTGGTTCCACTACCCATAAAAGGGTCGTAAATTAAATCTCCTGGATTAGTCCAACTTATAATGTGATCTTTAACGAGTTGTATTGGGAATATTGCGGGGTGTTGATACGCAATTTCATCCTCCTGACCATTTTTAGATGTCTTATAAGTCCAAGCATTATATCTTTGCCCATATTCCTCAATAACTTTTTTCTTTCTTTCAACCATAGACCCATCAACTTGTCTTGATGTGTTTTTACCCCAACTACCAACTTGACCACCATAAATGTTTTTTCTGTCTTTAATTGAGTTAAAGGTTTTTGGTTTACCCTTAGAAAGAACAAACATATATTCAAATATTTGATGGTATCTGTTAGACGATGGGTTTGAAAAGTTATTCTTCATATAAATCATAGTGTCATGAATATTAAAACCAATCTCTTTGAAGAATAACGCTTGTCTAAAGGACGTTCCTGTTTCGCTACCTTTCTCAGTTCCGTCCCCAACAACCCAAACAATAATACCACCTTGTTTTGTTGTTCTATATAATTCCTTTGCAATGTTTTCAAAATCAAAAGAATAACCATTAAATTCTGTTTTTTTACCTGTGATGTGATTGTTGTATGTTCTTAAATCATCATACGGTGGTGAAGTAACTGTTAGGTCAATTGAATTATCTAATACTTTGGATAAAGTGTTTAGGCAATTTTCGTTGTATATTTTATTTATTTCTATCATATTGTTCAAAGAATTTTTTAGCGGATATTGATTTATTTTTACCTAATGGTAATTCAAATACTTCATCTTTTGTAACTTCAATAGTATCGATTTTACCGTTATTAATCAACCTTTTATCAATAAGTATATACCTATCCAAAGAATTTAATTTTATTTTAAACCCATCTTCAGTAACTTTTCTACCAAACCCAACTTCTTTTGAGGACGCAAAACTAACCTTGTCAGTTATAGTTCTAATTTCACTTCTTGTGTTGTTTTCTTCTTTAACATCAAAAGATGAATTTTCATTTTGTCTTATGCCATTTTCAGAATTTTCATGTAAGAACTCACCTACCCGACCAAGCATTCTTCCATCATTAAACATTTCAATAGTTTTTTCAATGGACAACCCAAATCCCTTTGAGATTAATTCCCAATTTAATTTATATGTGTTTATTTTTTTCATATAACAAATATACGAATATTAGTGTAATTAGTTACAAAACTTTTGAAATATTATTTTCTTTTGTAATCTTAACAACATGTTCCCCCCATTGATTTATTAGATTTGAGTGGGAAATAATGAACACTTTCTCAAAATATTCTTTGATTTTAACAAAGAATTCATACAACATGTCATAGTTGTCAGAAGATACTTTTCCAAATACCTCATCCATGATCACAAGGTTGGGAGCGGGAAGTGTACTTATCTTAGTCATGACCGCTCTTAACCCCAAAGACGCAATTGTCTTCTCATACCCAGATCCTGAAGTCATTAGTTTTTCAACACCGGTACCATTGTCAACCATTATAAACTCAACTTCATTCTTATCGTTAATTCTGATCTCTAATTTGAAGTAACAACTATCTTCCATTAACCTTTGGAGTTCCGAATTTATAATCGGCATCATAGTTTTCATAATAATTTTGGTTACCCCATTCTTACCATATGCCTCCAAATATATTTTATATATCTTTTCTTTCTCGTCTTCTTCTTTGATTTTAACAATCATCTTTTTGTTGTTATCAATCTTTTCAACCAAGTTTTTAATATTAAACTCATTTTCTGAAATACTTGTGTTTACCCCTTTCTTTTTTAATTCCAACTCGTCCAATCTAAGATCCGCTTTAATCAAAATTGTGTCTATTGAGGTATTCTCTTTAATTTTATCTTGAACTTCCTCCCACCTTTTAAGTTTATCTTTTAAACCACCAATTTTAAGGTCACAACTCTCAATACTCAATTCATATTTCTCTTTGATGAGTTTGTTTTTCTCATATTCATCAAAGTCTTTCTTAAGTTGCACAAATGACTGTTCTTTGTTAGTTAAAACCTGCATTAAACCCTCTTTTTGGTTTTTATGCGTGATATAACCATCAAGTTCGGCAATCTTTGCGTTAGTAATGGCAGCATTCATTAATTCAATACCACAATGCTCACATTTGATTCCACCCTCAACTGAACTTTTAAGTTCTTCTATTGATTTAATATTTGTGTCTATCTGAACTTTCTCTTGATAAACCTCTTTGTATTGTTCTTTTACTTCATCGTGTTTATCCTCATGATAAAACTCAGATGGTTTAACCACCTTAATTTCATTCATTTTGGTAATGTATTCAGATTTTTCAAAACCAATCCCATTTATTGTTTGTTTAGTTTTTTCTGGATCCAATAGACTAATTTCCTTATCAATATTACCGTGTTTTTTCTTTATTATGTCATCACGATATTCTTTCCCTTTTAAAATTGATGCATCAATAACTACCAAATCTGTGTTAAATTTCACAATTTCACCACTTAACTCTGTAATTTTGGTTTCATAACCTTCATTATCGGATTTTAATGACTCTGACGAATATATGTTTGATATCTTTTGTTTTGAGAACTCGGAGTAAATTTCTTTTGCAACTTCCTCCTTTCTTTTTAAGAATTCAAGACCCATAAAACGAGACAATACCTGACCTCTTGCGGTTGGTTTTGATTCCAACAACTCCTCAAGATTTGATCCCGTTGTTAGGATTGTCATTAGAAAGTCTTCTTTTGTCCCTATGGACGTTTTAATAAACGATTCCGTCTCCCTTCTTTGTTCACCAGTAAAGTTCTGTAAGCTACCGTCAGATAACTTCTTAAAGAAGTCCAATTCGGTTTTAACATTCCATTCGTTCTTCTTGGATAATTTTCTTTCAATGTTTCTAATAATAATATAATCCTCACCGTCAATTGTGATTTCACCTTTAACAGTTACTTTATCTTTATCCGTAAATCGATTAAATATTTCTTCCGCCTTTGTTGTTTTTGTGGTTTCATTAAAGAATAAGAACATTAGAAGGTCCACACTTAAAATTGTTTTACCACCAAAATTAGGTGGATCTGATTCAACCACCACAATACCACTCAACTTATCAAAGTCTAATTTTTGGTTCTCACCATACGATAAGAAATTAGAGAATTCTATATTTCTAATATACCACTTCTTAAACTGAGCCTGATTGCCTTCTTCTTCCAACATTTTATTATCAACCATTTTATTGATTGATAAAACATCATCTTGGTAGTTAGAATACCCTTTGGCATCAACAAACTTCTTCAGTAAGTCAAGTTGATAATTTGAATCAGATATATTCACAGACACATCAATACTTTGTATCTCATCTGTTTCAACATTCTTTGACTTAGTTAAAACATTTACATTAGTGGTATTATACTTCTTTTGGAAGTAATGTTTCACACTTTTGATTTTATCTTGTGTAAAGTTTTCCGGTAAATCCTCCCATACGACCTGTATCGTTGGGTTTTCAAACTTGGAAAAATCTAAATCTTTTATCATTATATTATAATTGAATAATTTTGGCGGATTAAACAAATCCATTTTATTTTTCTATCTCAGAAATTTGGTCTTCAATAGGTTCGTTATTGTCAGATTCAAAATCATCTATTGTAATTTGATTTATAGACATAAATTCAGGATTTTCTTCTTTAAATGAGACGTTACCTTCAAATTCTTTGTTAATTTTTTGAGATTCTTCTTCGTTTGGAGTAAATTTAAATGCGTGATCAATTGTTTTTTCTTCAACAACTTCAAAATTTAACTCTTGATCACCAATTTGTGCCTTAAGATTTTCTTCGTTTGCCATAGCATCAATTTGTTGTTTCATCAATAAATCAAATGCTTTTTGCATTCCTGATTTTTGTTCTTTTACTTTTGCATTTCTTTTTGCAACTTTTGCTCTGTGTTTTTTTGCTTCCTTTCCCATTTTACTTTTATTAATTATTATTATTATTTGGTCTATTTTCTTCAAACCATTCTATTATACTATTGATTGCCCATACAGCACCTGCGGATGTAATACCATCAAAGAACCATGAATAACCTAAAGGTGTGTTAAATATATGATTTGTTGGCGAGAATATCAATAAAGATAGAACAAATCCACCCCATGTTGAAAAACATAATGGACAATTGATTAAACCTGATAGGAAATTACCTAAAAAATTAAAAGGTAATTGTTTATTATCTCCCCATCTTTTTAAAAAATCTCTTAATCCTTGAAAAATTGATCCGTAGACCATAATGTTCATTAATCCATAACTCATTATGAACCATACTAAAATTTGTGTTATCATACTCTTTTATTTAAATTTGATCCCCTCAGAAGGTATGCCTGATTTTGATTACCATTCAAAAGGTCTCGGTTTATTTTTTCTATCTCCCTTATTTGTTCGTTCTTTTGTTGTATTTCACCTCTCAAGTTTTGGAGCGTTTCTTGGAGGAGTTTTATTTTATCATTTGTCAAAGGGTCATCTAATTTTTGTCTAAGATCACCTAACTCTTTATCCATTTTAGATATTTCATTTTGGAAATTATTTTCCATTTCTTCAGTTTTAGTGGAAAATATTTGTCTTTCTTCTTCCAACTCGGCAATTTTAGTGGAAAATATTTGTCTTTCTTCTTCCAACTCGGCAATTTTTCCGCCAAGTTCGTTTATTTGAATATCGTCAGTGGTATAAATTATTTTCTCAACCACTCTATCAACAGGAACCTCCTTAATTACTTCTTGTATAACCACTTTTTCAACAGGCACTTCTTTAATAACCTCAACTATTTTTTCAACCTCTCTAATAACTTCAACCGGTATTTCCACCCGTATTTCTCGGATTACCTCAATTTCCACTCGTTTTTCTTCAATCACACTTGGTTTTAAGTCTTTTTCACCTTTATTAACCGTATTTCCCAAAAGACCATACTTCTTTATGTTAAACCCTTCTTGAAAAACGTTTTTAATAAAACTATCAACATCATCAATATTATTGAGTTTACAAAAACTCTCAACACTGCCGAGAGTTTCTTTATTAAAGATTTTTGAGTAATTCGGTTCCATTTTCAATATCTTCAAAAGATTTTATGGTGAACTTTAAAAACGGTTTTGGGTTGTGCACATCCACATAAGAATAATCTTTAGTTTCAACATCATAAATTCCATATCCGTGTCTTCCGATACTTTCACCAATGTTATTTTGGATTGTGGATCCAATCATATACCCTTTACCGTCCTTAATTTTAAATTCAGCACGTTTATGAATATCACCACATAATACCGTTTCCAAACCATCAAACTTTTCAATCTCGTAAGCTTCTTCACCAAACTCAAAACCAAGATCTGTTTTTAACCCTGAAATAGGTCCGTGAAATAATCCAATACGTCTACCATTTGCTTCAGTGATTTCTGGTGGTATATTTCCTTGATATTGTGAATACACACACCAACTAACATTATCATCCTCATACACACCTCTATCTCTATAATACACAATGTTTGGGTTATTCAAAGAATTAATAATCGGTGTAAGTGCGTCCAATCTTTCAGTATTGTTTACCAAAAAATCGTGGTTACCAGGTATAATGATTGTTTTAGCAATTGATGAACATTCAGTTAAAATCCAAGCAACAAACTCAATAAGTTCAGGTGTCATTTGGTTTTTAGAATGAACTAAATCACCCGTAAATATAATACGGTCAGGAGACAATTCTTTCCATTGACCGATTGCCGTTTCTAATATTGAACGGTATAAATCGTGGTCTTTATATAATCTGATATGTAAATCAGAAAAGTGAACTAAGTTATTTACCATTTTTAAATCTATCAAATGGTTCTTTTTTAAAAAAGTATCCTGAGATATCTAAATAACGAAGTAACTCTCTGTCTCCTTCAACCGTAGTTGTACCTTTTCCTGATTTTAATAATGTAATTTTGTATCCAAAACGGTTCGCCAACCATTTAATGAATAATGCGGGGTATCTTTTCATATTTTAATTATTTTAATCCACAATAAAGTTTATTTAAGTCAAATAATATAAGACACTTGTCATTATATTGAAAATCTCCTTCAAAACAATTTTCATTAATTAAATAAATTGGTTTAAATAAGAATGGTTTTAACATTAAATTTATTGGTCTCCAATCACCATTTTTTATGTTTATATTATATTCCCATTTGGTAAAAGAAGTCGTTAACAAATATTTACTACCACTACGAATTATGTTTTTTATTGTTTTTTCAATATTTTCATAATCAAAATGACCTAAAATGTCTCTAGCAAAAATTAAATCTACTTCGGGTAGATCGTCTTCAGTTATATCTAAAACTTTAAATTCATAATCTTTAAAATTATTTTTGTTGTCCTCAATCATATTTTCCACAATATCAGCACCAATATAATGGACCTCTTTTAAGTCAACATTATTCATCCAATTAAAATCCCCACATGGTATATCCAAAACACTTTTAATGTTGAATTTTTTAAATACTTCTGGTAGTTCTTTTCGTATTGTTTCAGTGCTAAGCAATTCAGAACCAAGTCCTGACCTACTTTCGGAACTAGTCCAAGAATTACTTTCGTATATTTCAGTAAATACTTTTTTTAAATTAGTCATTTTTATTATTTTATTATTTTATTGTTTTAACTGCTCTAGCATTAATATGTCCTTCTTTTAAGGTTATTGCTATAAGTTTGTGTGTAAACACTTGCATCCAAACATAATCAGAATTATAATCCGTAGAACTCCAATAATTAGTGTTAACAAAATTACCTATAAGGTCCTTATTGTCATACATTTTTTCTAATTCGTCTTTAGTTGGTAATCTCCAACCTTTACCTAATTCTTTACACTCTCTTTTAGCGTTATACCACGTTACCTCTGTTGGTAAATCATATTGAGCAATTTCTATACTATCAAGCTTATATGTCGCTCCTATTATCTGAGATACAGATGTGAATGCAATAAAAAACAAAAGGATGGTTAATATTAGACTTGATTTCATTATTTAATTGTTCTGTTTAACCGTTATTGTATATTTTCTAGAATAACTTGAATCCTCATTTTTTACTAACACACCTAACACAGGTGTAAATTCTTTAGGATCAAACATAATTGGTGTAACAACAACATTTAAGTTGGAGTTTTCTAATGCGATTTTAATTTGTTGAGTTATTGACATCTCATTAATTTCTGTAATTTCTGTATTAACATATGTATTTGTTAATGGTGCCTTATAACCATATTCCTTTTCTTGCCTTAGTTCGTTGAGTGTTCTTTTTTTCATTTTTTATTATTTGTTTGTTTAATTTATTACTTTTTCAACATAGGTTGATGTTTCACCCTCAGTGAATCCTTTTTCAATTAATAATGGTAGTGATGAGGGTTTACACCAAGCATATACAGTAAACCCACTATAACGGGTTCTAACATATTCCCATCTAGTGTCCCACAACATTCTAAAAACACCTTTTAGTCTATGTTCTTCGTGTACCCAAGCATCTAAGAATTTTATTTTATTACTCTCTTCTCGTTCCATGTATATGTGACCTATAATTTCACCATTTAACATAGCAATCCATGTTTCAAGTTGTTGTGCGTTACTCTTAAGATGGATAACTTTAATATCTTCAATCATAATTACATTACTATTTTTGGCGGATATCCCAAATCATCATCTTCTGAAAATGGGTTTATTGGAATTGGGTTTATTGGAATTGGTATTCTCTCAAATGGTGTGATTTTAATTGATTCATGTTTTTCCTCCTTAACATGGTTCATCTTTTCAACAATTGGCGATATATCAATATGTTTATTTTCAAGTTTACCATAAAGATAACCTTCTAACCAAATATAAAATTCTTTATGTGTCATACCAATTCTCTATTATAAAGATTGGCTAAGATAAGTCTAGCAAACTTAAAATCCTTAACCCTGTTTAATTTTAAACCATACGCCAATGCCACAATTTTAAGATGTGGGTAAGCTTCACTAATTGTCATGTCTCCTAATCTCATCAGTCAATAAATAATTCAAAGTCTTTATTCACATGACTACAATCATTACACATATACGTTGGAAATGGCACAATTGTATCTTCAGAACTTCCTGTTAATAATTTAGGAACTTTTTTTAACATTGTTACTTCTTTGAAGTATTTTGATTCACATTTTTCACACTTGATCGTTTTTTGTTCTTTCAAGTTAATTTTTGGTCTTATGATTTCGTC